TAATGTACTATCTCCCGACGAAGCATTGCACATCGACGGAAACATTAAAACAAACGGTTCATTAATATTAACTGATACTACAGCAAGTAGCAATTTTAATAATGGAACTTTTAGAACAGCGGGCGGCGCCGCAATCAGTAAAAATTTATTAGTCGGCGACGGATTGAAAGTTGTTGGAACAAGTGAAGTTGATAATCTACAACCAGCCACCACGGATTTTTATGATAGCGGAACTGCATTAAAACGATGGAATGTGGTTAGAACAAAAACTCTAATAGCTGAAACAATTGAGGGTGTGTTAACTGGAAATATCGTTGGCAATGCATCTACTGCTACTAACTTAAAATTTACTACTACTTTTAAAATGGAAGGAGATGTTACAGCTCCTAACATTCAATTTGACGGACAAGTTGGTGGAAATACAAAAACATTTACAACATCGCTTACTTCTGGATTGATCAGCAGTAAGTCCGAACCGTTTCCTAATATCTCAGTAAAAGAAGATACGGTATTAATATATAGACCCGGAACAGGCCTAATTAAAGAAACTAGAGATGCCTTTGTTGCCGATCTAGCAGTACCTATCGGTGCTATACTTCCGTATGCAGGTGCTGAAGCACCGTATGGTTATCTATTGTGCGACGGTAGTGAAGTTGAGAGAAGTAAATTTGGAGATCTATTTGATATTATAGGAACTACCTATAGTGGTTCAGCTCCCTTAATTGGAGTTAGTACATTTAGATTACCTGACCTAAGAGGCCGATTCCCCCTAGGTAAAGACAATATGGATAACGGTGGAACTGTTCCTAATTCCTTGGGTGGGTATGTTGATGCTGGAGGCGGAAACGTTGATAGGGTTTCTGGTACAGCACCTGATAACTTAGGCGACGGTGGCGGACAAAGTTCTAATACACTAACAGTATCTAATTTACCAGATCACGAACACAGCATGAAAGGATCTACAGGACAGCAATATTATGCTACCCGAATTGATACAGCGATTCCAAGCGATGTTGGATCATTATCAGACAAGGGTCCAACCACAGTTGGACAGAGTCAATATATTCCTAGTTCAGGTGGCATTAAGACAGCTGGTAGTTTAGGACAAGAGTTCTCAGTTATGAATCCGTTCTTAACACTGAACTATATTATTCGTTCTGGCCCACCGGCATTCTAAGGTAAAGAAAAATGGCATATACAATTAACAAAACTGATGGAACAATTTTAGCTACAGTAGCCGATGGGCAAGTGGACGAGCTATCAACTGATATTACTCTTATTGGCAAAAATTATAGCGGATTTGGTGAAGCACTTAATGAAAATTTAATTAAAATGTTGGAACATTTTTCCAGCACAGCTCAGCCTCCGAATCCTATTAGAGGTCAAATTTGGTTCGATGCCAGCGAACTAAAATTAAAAGTTTATAATGGAACTGGATTTGTACCAGTTAGTTCTGCAACAATCTCAAGTCAGCAACCTCTTAATTTAGGAGTTGGTGATTTATGGTTTAACGATGTTGAAAAACAATTGTACTTTTATGACGGTACAAATACTATTCTTCTTGGGCCGGACTATTCTGTAAGCCAAGGGGTTAGCGGATTTCGAGTTGCTAATATATTGGACTCATTAAATCAAAGTCGAGTTATTACCTATTTGTACACTAACGGAGTGTTGTTAGGAATCTTTTCTAAAGATGCATTTACACCTAAACTACCAATTGATGGTTTCAGCGGTAGCATTATTCCTGGATTTAATTCGGGAACGCTAGCCGGGTTAAAGTTTAATGTTACAGCTACTAACAGCGAAAAATTAGGCGGACAGCTTGCTAGTCTATATGTTCGAAATGATACATCAAATATTGTTAACGGACAGATCATTATCTCGTCTAATCTAGGCATTATTATCGGCGATGCCAACCAAGGACAGTTTCAGGTTCAAGACGGTAATTTAATTGTTGCCAATATTGCTTCTAACAAACAGATGATTTTTAACGTTCGTCGAGACGTTATTGCCGAAGAAGCAATTGCTATTAGTGCAGATACTAGAACAGTTAACATCTACGACGGATATCTTACCAGTGAAGTAGACATAGGTGGAAATTTAACAGTACAGGGTAATCTTACAGTAAACGGAGATGTTGTTACAGTTAATACCAGTGTAATGACTGTTGAAGATAAAAATATTGTCCTAGCAAAACAAACAGGAGTAACTCCAGTTGATGCTAATGCTGCCGGCGGCGGCCTAATTTTACAAGGGGCAGCTAGCCATGTATTTTTATGGCATGATGTTGGGCAGGCTGCCCAGGCCTCTAGTTTAGAAGCTACCTCAGGCGGTTATAATGATGCTATTCCGGCACTGGCCAGTCAAGCATGGACAAGCTCTGATCATATTAATTTAGCTTCAGGAAAAGAGTTTAAGATTAATGGAGTAACAGTTTTATCTGGAACTTCATTGGGAGCTGGAATTACTAGTATTCCGGGTGTTACTAGTTTTGGTACACAGACTCAGTTAACTGTTGACGATATGTACCTTAATGATGCTGCTATCGAAGTTACTGCTGCTAACACAGATTTAACGTTGACAATCAACGGAACAGGCGGCCTAAATCTAGGTAGTAAACGAATTAAGGCTGTTGCAGACCCAACAACAAGTACAGACGCAGCAACTAAAAATTATGTTGATAACACTGTTAAGGCAAGAAACATTGTTCTTAGCATGGATATTTCCGACGGTATTTCAAATGCAGGTATTGCCGCATTACTAGAACAAATAGCACCTGTAGCAGAATACAATAACGGAACACAGTGCAGAGTATTATGTTCTTTCTTGGTTAACGGTACAACTAACCTAGACATAAATCCGTTGTTATCAACATCATCATCAGAATTTGTTACACCAACAGGTACAGCATTTGGCTTAACCAACGTTAGTTTCACAACAGCAACCATTGCAGCACCTGGATTAGCAGTATCTAGAACAGTTAAAACTTTCCAGATTATAACAGGCGCATGGGTATTTGTATCTTAATAGTTAAATATGTAGGGGAGCGATAAATGGCATACATCATAAACAAGTTTAGTGGCGGGCAATTAGTAGTGCTAGAAGATGGCACACTAGATACTTCAACCAGTCTAGGATTGCTTGGCAGAAACTATACTGGGTATGGTGAAGTACAAAATGAAAATTTTGTATTCTTACTAGAGAATTTTGCCAACGAAGATCCTCCATCGAGACCCTTAACTGGCCAGGCTTGGTACAATACCACAATAGGTTCACTTAATGTTTACAATGGTACAGCGTGGGCCCCTGTAGGGTCAGCCACTACTAGCAACACAGCACCTCCTGGATTTGATGGTGCTCTTTGGTACAAAGACACTACCGATCAACTGTTTATATTTGATTCGGGTTTTTGGAAATTAATAGGACCAGAAGCGTTAGAAGGTTATGATACAACTCAGGTTAGAGCAAGAACTATTCTAGACACTGCTAGTGTAGAACATGCTGTTGTGGAAATTCTAGTAGATGGTACAACTTTTGCTATCTGTGCAGACGAAGCATTTACCATAGACGACAGCAATTTAATTGCAGGATTTGCTAGTCTGCAAGTGGGAACAAACTTTTCTACTAATCGTCCAGCAATAGGTTCTCTAGTTGGTAATGCTGCTAGTGCTTCGAGATTAGAACCAGGAAGATTTATTAACGGTATCTTTTTTGACGGACAAACAGATATCACAGTTGCATCAAATACAACTAATACATTGACAAGAGGCACCTATTTAACTGGTGCAAATTTTAATGGATCAGCGGCAACAACGTGGTCAGTAGATGCTAGTTCGTCCAATGTTATTGGTAAAGTTGTTGCCAGAGATAGTGCAGGAGATTTTTCTGCAGGAACTATTACAGCTAATTTAGTTGGTAATGTCAGCGGAAACGTAACAGCTACAACTGGAACCAGCACTTTTATTAGGGTAGAAGCCAACGAGTTTGTTGGTGCTACATTATCAGGCAACGCATTTTCAGCTACAAAACTACAAACAGCAAGAACAATTAATGGTGCATTGTTTGATGGTACTGCAAACATCACAGTTCCGGTAGCCGCAGCAGATATAACCGGCACTCGACTAGCATCTAACGTAGTTGAATCTGATCTAACAAGTTTAGGAACCCTTACTAGTTTAAATATCAGTTCTTTGGGAATGACACTAGGTGGGCCCGACACAGCAGTTGCACCTCTTAGAATATTTTTAGACAATAACACTATTCCGACACTACACTCTAGAAACGTTGGAATAAATTTTACAGTACTTGATAATACTCAGCCTGGAAATTCAACAGCAATCAGGCTGATTAATTCGGCTACATCGTTATCCGTAGGCGGTCTTAATGCCCCAGCATTGATTCCAGATATTTCCGGTAATACAAATTTAGGTATTTCTACAGTAAAATGGAACAGTGTATATGCTAATTTTTTTGTTGGCACAGCAACCTCAGCACAATATGCTGACTTAGCAGAAAAGTATGTAGCAGATGCAAATTATGAAGCAGGAACAGTGTTAGAATTTGGTGGTAAATTTGAAGTAACACTAGCAGAAGATAGTACAGCTAGGTTAGCCGGAGTAGTTTCCACTGATCCTGCATACCTAATGAATAGCGAATGTGTAGGCGAACACACAGTTGCACTTGCATTACAAGGTCGTGTACCCTGTAAAGTAAGAGGTAAAATACAAAAGGGCGATATGTTGATGAGCGGCGGCAACGGTTATGCCCGTAAAGCAACAAACCCGCAAATAGGTACGATTATAGGCAAGGCTCTAGCTGATTTTGATGGCATAAGTGGAGTTATCGAAGTAGCGGTAGGCAGAGTTTAAATAGCTTTATAGCGATAAATAATAGTTAGAACGGAGTATATCAATGGCATATCAAGTAGACAAATTTAATGGAACTTTTCTAGTCTCAGTTGACGACGGAACCATTGATACCACCACTGATCTACGCTTTGTAGGAAAAAACTACGCAGGCTACGGCGAAGTACAAAACGAAAATTTCTTGCATTTAATGGAAAATTTTGCAAATACTTCTGCACCACCCAAGGCAGTTACTGGGCAAATTTGGTATGATAGCGGCAATAAAAAAATACGTTTCTATGATGGCGCACGATTTAGAACAGCCAGCGGCGCAGAAATAGGCCCAACAGCACCGTCTGGATTACAGTCAGGCGATTTTTGGTTTGACACTAGTGCTGAACAATTATATACGTGGAATGGTACTGAGTTTGTTTTAATTGGTCCAGAAACCCCACCTGATTTAGGTGCAAGTGCAGTGGTTTCACAAGTGGTAAAAGATACACTTGGTAATAACCACACTATTGTAAAATTCCAAGCAGGTGGTGATGTAATATCAATAGTTAGTAAAGATGCATTTACACTAAACAGCACAATTAATCCTATTACAGGATTCACCACAATTAAGAAAGGTGTTAATCTAGTTAACACTAATGGTACAACAGGAGTTACATCCACGGATCATTACTTCTGGGGTACCGCAAGCAATGCAGCAAGGCTTGGCGGATACCCAGCTTCAGAGTACATTAGACTTGGTGAAGTAGCATTTGATAATGAAATTTCTTTTAAAGATTCAGGTCTTACTATTGGTGATCAAAACGATCTGCGTATTAGAGTTGAAAACGGCGATGAACCAGTAATTGAAAATCGGTTAGGCAATACAATTACTCTAAGAGTTAGAGTAAGCGACAGTGATTTGAGAAATGTAGGAATTATTTCTTCAACAGGAATGGTTCCAGGTACAACTAATTTCTTTAATTTAGGATCAACCGCGTCTAGATGGGCTAATGTCTATTCTACAACATTCACTGGAGATGTATTAGGTAATCTTACTGGTAATACACTAGGTATACATCGCGGAAATATATTAGCCAGCAGCGAGGCTCTAGCATTTAATGCTGCCACTCAAACATTTATAGGTAGTTTTACAGGTACACTTACCGGAAACGTAATTGGAAACATTACAGGTACAGCTACAAATTCACTGAGCTTAAACAGTCTAGTTGGAGAACAAACAGCGGTTGCAACTTCAGTAGCACTAAGAGACGGATCTGCTAATTTAACAGCAAATAGATTTATTGGAGTTACTGATAGATCCGATAGATTAAAAATTGATGATACAGCCGTGGACACTGATCCTAATTATAGGTCAGCTAAAACTACAAAAACAGCCAACACCATTGCGGCTAGAGACGGGGCTGGTAATTTATTAGCCAACACATTTGATGGTACAGCAACAGCAGCACAGTATGCCGACTTAGCAGAAAAATATCTTGCTGATCAAGACTACGAAGTTGGAACAGTGGTTGCAGTTGGCGGAGAAAAAGAAGTTACTGCAGCCAGATATGGTGATAGAGCAATTGGAGTAGTGTCTGCTAATCCGGGATTCATGATGAATAAGGATCTAGAAGGCGGAACATACATTGCACTAAAAGGTCGAGTACCAGTTAAAGTCACAGGTTCAGTACAAAAAGGTCAGCGACTAGTAGCCGCAAATGACGGCACAGCGGTAGCAGCGGTACCTCATGCTAACGATGTGTTTGCAATTGCATTGGAATCTAACAATAATGTTGAAGTTAAAACAATAGAAGCATTGGTATTATAAGGATAAAATATGGCAATCGGTGATTTCATTTCCGCAACGGACTACAATACAATTAGAACTAAAATTATCAATGTTATGAGCACTGGCTCTGGAAATTTTGGTTATGGTCAAACAACATTTAGTTCTTTAGTTGCAGCCGGAAATACTGTGACAAAAACACAGTGGGATGCGCTTCGATTTGACATCTACAATGCAATCCTTCATCAAACAGGATCAGCTGCTTCTTTAGTTCAGGTAGCAGTAGGAGACGTTATTAGATATGGTGCAAGCAATCCAAATACACAATATGATACTGTTGCTAATACTGCAATTACTAACCGTTTTGATTTAGGTACAGGACAATTTGTAACAGAAGCTATTGACAGTAAGTCTTTCTCTTCATCATGGTATCAATCTATCAGTGCTACGGCATCAGTTAGCTTTGCTACAGCAGAACAGGCTAGATTCTTTTTTAATGCAGGCGGCAAAATACGATTTGCTAGTTCAAGATCGGGCGGATCTGGGGTTGCACAAAATACTTCTTGGAGTAATTTGTTAAGCAGTGCCGGCACACAATCCTTTGTTGGCGGTCCGTCGGGTATTAATTTCTTTTCATTGACTAGCTCTTTTCAAACATTTTCTGAAACAGCAGGAACTAGTGCGTACACCAATAACAAATGGCGTTTAGAAGCGTCATGCAACGTTGCTAACAATGCATCAGGAACTGCTAATGTAGTCAATTTTAGAATAACATGGATAGACGCATATGTTGATCCAGGTCCGGCAACCCCAGAAAATTTACCTCCTGGGGATCTAGTAGACGGTACATTTACTCTTACAGTTGATCAAGTTCGCCCATCGGGATTTCTGCAACCCAGCGGTACATTTACAACTGTTGGACCAACTTCTACTTCAGTAAGCGCAATCTCGGGTTCATAAATGTTAATCTCCTAAAAAACATCACATAAATAATGTGCGTGTTTTATAGGAGATATTATGGACGACCGTCTAAAAGCAGCCTTGGATTTTTCAAATTATAGGCAAACTCTAGCAATTCAAAGAAAAACCCTAAAAGAAAAAATTGAGGGCAAGTTGACCTATGGCCACTCCGGCGGAATATTTAAAATTGACAGAACATTATTAGTCTTTGTTCAAATGTTAATTGATCAGGGCAGAACTGAAAACATTCCCTTAATCGATCAAAATGAAAATCCTGTCCTTATTGCTAATCTACTAGAATTTCGAGATGAAATACTAGATAGATATTTTACATCTACCTATGAGTATCACAAAGAATACCAAAAGATTAAATCTAGTAGAACTGTAGAAAAATTATTGAATGTATGAATAAAGGCATCTTAATTTTTGCTCACAACGGTCCTGAAGTAGATTATGGTACCATGAGTATAATTGCTGGCGGTCTAGCAAAAAAACATTTAGGATTACCAGTAAGTCTAGTTACAGATAAATGGACAATTGCTTGGCTTAAAGAATCTAATATGTATGCAAAGGCCGAGTCAGTGTTTGATAAAATTATTGAAATTGAAAAGCCTCGAACAAAAAATACAAGAAAACTACATGATGGATTTCACAGTCAAGTAATTCCCTTTGTTAACTCGAATAGATTTTCAGTCTGGGATATTAGCCCCTATGATCAAACTTTATTAATCGATAGCGATTATTTAATTTTTTCTGATCGATTAAACGAGTATTGGAATGTAGATAGTAGTGTAATGTTAGGACATTCAATGAATGACATTACTGGAGAACGCAGTGGTATATTAGATCAACGAGTTAGCGAAACTGGGGTTCACATGTTTTGGGCCACTACTGTAATGTTTACTAAAAACGAAGAAAGTCGTTTCTTTTTTAAATTAGTAGACTTTGTCAAAGACAACTATGTATACTATGCTGATTTGTTTAGATTTAATCCTAAACAATATAGAAATGACATTGCATTTAGTGTTGCTAAACATATAATGAACGGATTTGAAACAGAGTTCATTTATACATTACCTCCTATACTAACAGTTTTTGACAAAGACATGTTAGAGTCTGTAGAAGATACTAAACTAACTTTTTTAATTGACAAACCTCTTAATTGCGGTGAGTTTTGGGCTGCTACTACAAATGGCCTAGATGTACACATTATGAATAAACAAAGTATAATGAGACACAAAGAAAAATTACTGGAGTTAATATGAACTTTGGTTATCTGATCGTAGTTGCTTCGAATCCAGATGTAGATTATCTCAAACTGGCCTATGCATTAGCGTTGAGTATTAAAAATACTCAGAAACCCGGATATGATAAAGTTGCACTAGTAATAGACAATCCGTCATTAGTTGAAAGTTTAAAAAGTCCTTGGGTGTTTGATCATGTTATTCATTGGGATAAAGAAACATATTGGGATGGCCGAAGCTATATGGATCAACTGAGTCCTTTTGATAATACAGTTTGCCTTGATGCCGACATGTTATTCTTAAGAGATCATAGTCATTGGATTGATTACTTTGTAGAAAATTCTGAACTATATGTTCCTGCTAGAGCATTTACCTACAGAGGCGAAGTAGTTACTAACGATTACTATCGTAAAACATTTACAAAAAATAATTTACCTAATCTGTACTCGATGTTTACATTTTTTAAGAAAGATTCTGCTTTTGCAAAAGAATTTTTTGATCTAGGTAGGTACATTATAAAAAACCCTATAGAGTTTAGCAATTTGTATTTGAACAAACAAAAACCAAAAGTTGTCGGTACAGATGAGGCGTTTGCATTAAGTGCTAAAATTTTAGATATCGATGGCGAAATTAGTTATGATTTAGAGTTTCCGAATATTGTTCACATGAAACCTATGATACAAAATTGGCCGTGGACCGCAGATCGAGTTACTGAACATGCAGGATTCTATTTCAGTACTTCCGGAAATTTAAAAATTGGAAATTATCAGCAGCACGGCATCGTACACTATGTTGAAAAAGATTTAATAAATGACGAAATTGTCAGCATGTTAGAGGAGATCGCATGGGACAAGAACTAATGGATTTTGATGAATGGATTCAATTACCAGTTAATCAGACCGTTGAATATTATGCAACGTTTAAAGACGACGGTTCTTTAATAGGAGTTTATCCTTCTCATACAGTTGAAACCGTTATTAATAAAATAAAAATTGATGATGAAATAGCAACGGCGATTTCTAACGGCACTGAAAATTTATTTTCTTATAAAGTTGATGTACCGACCCAAAAGCTTCTTAAGATAAACAAATTTTCAATGCACAATTTGATAAAAATTGATGATGTGTTGCATAGAATTATAGATAAAAAGTGGTCAAACATTGATGATCCAGATATCACAATTGCTTATAATGGTAGCGGAATATTAACATTTTCTATGAATCCACGATATGCTAACAATGTTATCTGGGACGGTGATACTGTTATGATTTTCTTAATAACTGAATACAATGATCCTAATGCATTAATCGAAATGATTAGTATCAGAGCAGGGGATATTACAGAAAATGCAAAATCGTTTAATGTATTATTACCTAAAAAATTTAGTATCTATACAAGAAGAATTTTTGACAAATACGTATTTGAGGCAGAATGAAAACAGTAGAATTAGACATTGTCTTTTTGAGTTATGACGAACCTAATGCAGATAAACACTATGCTGATCTGTGTAATAAATTACCTTGGGCAAAACGTGTTCACGGTGTAAAAGGCAGTGATGCTGCCCATAAACGTGCTGCTGAATTATCAGAAACTGAATGGGTTATTACTGTTGATGCCGATAACATCGTTGACCCTAAGTTTTTCAATTTAGAAATTGATACAAGTAATCCTAAAATACAAGTGTATAGTTGGCTAGGAAGAAATAAATTAAACGGATTACTTTACGGAAACGGTGGCCTAAAGATTTGGCGTAAGGATTTTATCCTTAACATGAAAACACACGAAGCCAGTGATAGCGATCGTGCTCAAGTTGATTTTTGTTGGGAAGATGGATATCGTCAATTTAAAGAATGTTATAGCGAAACTGTTATTACCGGAAGTCCTTTTCAAGCATGGCGAGCAGGATTCCGTGAAGGTGTTAAAATGACCTTGCTTGACGGAGTTAAAGTTCCTCCTCAAGAAATCGGCGAACGGATTTGGTGGCATAACTTACACAGATTACGCATGTGGGCCACTGTTGGAGCTCATGAAGAACACGGACTATACGCTGTATATGGTGCAAGATTAGGCACTTGGTTAGCAAATTGTACAGATTGGAATTATGTAGATGTTCGAGATTTTGAAATACTAAAAAACATTTATCACGATTACGGTAAGCCGTTTGAAGATGACAACGGCAGAGGCTTAGTTGAAGAGATTAAATCTATTGGAAGTAAAATTAAATTAGAATTGGGGTTTGACTATCCTTATCTAGATAGCCAACAAAGCAAGTATACCTTAGATTTGTACGAAGAAACTATTAAATTAACAAATACATATATGAGGGCAACCGATGGTCTATGATGTTTTTTATGTAAGCAAAAATATTATTGATGAGCAAGATTGGAAACAATTTCGTTCTAGATTTCCATCTGCTCAAAAAATTGAGAATGTAAAATCTTTTAATGACATTAGAAAGAAAGCATTTACAAAGTTATTCTGGGTAGTTTGGGACGATTTAGAAATTGTTGAAAATTTTGATTTTAGCTATCGGGTTTCAGAATGGGATCAAAATTATATCCACGTTTGGTTAAATGCCACTTCATATGACGGAGTTGTCTTGTTTGGTAAAAATTCTGAACCAACTCAAAAAGAATTTGAACACAGATTTTTTACTAACAAAAAAGAAATTTCTGTTGTAGCAAGTATTCCTAAGCATTACGATCAATTTGTTATTTCTAATTATAATGATTATTTAAACGCATTAGATACAACACGCACTGAGATGTTTTGGGGCATCTGGAACAACGTCGAAGTTATTAATCAAAAAATATTTAACACCTATTTTAGTCATCACGCCAGACAAAGCAGAATTGAAAATCATGTTTTTAAAAATGTATGCAATGATCAAGAATCGTTTGTTAACGGAGTTGTTCTGTTCAGTAAAAATACTGTTGTGTCTCAAAAAGAGATTGACTATAAATTTTTAATCAATAAAAAAGAATACGATATTATAGCAAGTCAAAATAGATATCCTAGATATATAATTTCTACCTACGACGAATATTTAAATATTTGTAAAACAGAAACACAATCGTTGTTCTGGTGCGTTTGGCCGGATATTGATATTACTGATAACACAATTTTTGATTTTTACTTTGATCCGTTTAACGGCGAATATGATTATGATAGAACAGTGAATCATATGTTTAAAAATCAAGTGGGCAGTGAAGAATCTTTCATCAGTGGTCTTGCATTATGCTCCCCAAGTAAACCTGTATCTAAGAAAGAAATTGAACATAGATTTTTCATGGACAAAAAAGAACACGATCGAGTAGTAAGTAGTGCTAGGCCGTATGAAAAATTTGTTATCAATACTTTCAAAGACTACGAATATGCTATGGCCGCCACCACAACAGATATGTTCTGGATGATTCCGCCAGAAGTTGAACCGTTAGATGATTTTAAATTTGATCTATATTTTCCCTATCAGAACAATTACGAACGTGGAATAAATCACGTTTTTAAAAATAAGGATGTAGAAGAAAACAAATACAACGGCATTATGCTGTTGTCAAAAAAAGCATCAGTGTCTTTGAGAGAAATTGAATATAGATATTTGATTGAAAAGAAAGAATATGACATTGTAGCAAGTGAACTTAAATTATATGACATCGTGTTTATCAGCTATAATGAACCTAATGCTGACGAAAACTATAAAACATTGTGTGATAGATTTCCTAGAGCAAAGAGAGTGCATGGTATAAAAGGTATTCATCAAGCACACATAGCTGCCGCAAAATTAGCAACTACTCCTATGTTTTGGGTAGTTGACGGTGATGCTGTTATAGAAGATAATTTTAAATTTGATCTATTATTACACAAACATGACACTGACATTGTGCATGTGTGGCTAAGCCGCAATCCTATAAACGGATTAACATATGGTTATGGTGGCGTTAAGCTATTGCCTAAGCAATTGACAGAAAATATGGACTTGTCTAATACCAAGATTGATATGACAATGTCAATTAGCAATAAATTTAAAGTTGTACAAGAAGTTAGTAATATTACAGCATTCAATACAGATCCTTTTAGCACATGGAAATCAGCATTTAGAGAATGTGTAAAGTTAGCCAGTAGACCCGTTAACGCTGACTATCAAGAAGAAACTGAAGATAGATTAATTACTTGGTGTAATATTGGTACCGAAAAACTTCACGGAGAATACAGTATAGCAGGAGCTCGAGCTGGGAAACAATACGGGTTAGCACACATTGCTGATTCTGTACAACTAGCAAAAATTAATGATTTTGAATGGCTGCTAGAGCAATTTCAAAATCCATCGCCTCTTGCCTGATGCTCTTTAAAATTATTTTTATTTGGTCTAGAGTTCCCTTTGTGAGTCCAGATCCTATCAATAGGACTATCTTCTCCACAAGTTTTAGCACAATACATTAGTTTATCATCGTCAGACTTATTCCACGAATTTGCATAGACTAAATTAAGATGATTCTTTTCAATAATTTCTTCTAAAGAATATTTGTTTAGATTAAAATAGTCTTTACCGTAGTCTTCTATTTTTTTCTTAAGTTGTAAATTTTCAACAATGTTATGTGTAGTTCCGGACATAGTTCCTATATAACAGCAGGGAAAAATTTGTCCCGTACTACTGACATAGATTTCTCTTAATCCGCCCAAGTTTCAGATTTACAAGAAATAGTTTTGTTATTAGACTGCGTATAGTCAATGGGTTTTTCTTGAAAAGTTTTTCCGTCATACACTTTGATTGCTTCATTATGCGGATCAATAATTTCTTTTTTATAGATAGTTATAATTGAAGTATTGACTTCTGGTAATAGATCAGTAAGAACTCTATTTTTTGTATAGTTTCTATTGTCTAAATCTTCGGGAGGTTCTAACCAGTACTGAAAATCACCTTCTTTGTTTAATGCTGCTACTCGAACTAGATCATCGTTAAAATATTCAAACCCTAATGCTTTCTTTGGTGCAAAATTATTAAATCCTAATTCTTCTGATAATTTTTTAGCTTCCTGTATTTGGTGTTCGTTATGTTTGAAAATTAAATAATCCCAAGCAGCATTTCCGCCAGCACCAATATAGGCCTTTACATTACGCATTAATGTTGTCCAGTCTACGTTTCTTCTATACAAGTGATTGGTATCTTCTAATCCGTCGATTGAAAAAATAATGCGTAGGCGTTTATCAAACTTTTTAGATACGGCTCCGAGGTGTGCCCAATTTGATTCGTTTCTAATGCCACCGTTGGTGTTAAATGTGATATAGATTTTTTCGTTGTTTTCGTAAATATAGTCAACTATTTTAAAAACATCTTTGGCCATCATTGGATCGCCGACTGTACCGCAGAACATAAAATGATTTAGTTTTGCAATAAGCTCAGGTTTAAACCATTCTTTAAATTGATCAATGGTAATTTGTGCAAGTTCTAAGTCAGGTCTAACAATCTCACTGCCTTGATAGTATCGAGGGCACATAGGGCATGCCGCATTACAATAGCTAGAAAGTTCAACGTGAATTTGTGCTAATAATTCTTTATTCCAAAAGTTGTTCATTTGTAATTCCTAATCAACTCGCCGAATTCGGGAAAAGTTTTATAATAATCTTCTTTTCTAAACTCATCATGTACTGCTATTTCTTGTTTAAAGTTATCCCAACGCCATTGCTCAAATTTTCCATCTTTTACAAACTGTATAATTCCTGGTAATTGTCTCCAGACCGATTCGTAGGACTTATCAATGGTTTCTAATTTTTTACAAATTTCTTCTTTAATAGAATCGGGAAATATTTGACTACAATAATAGTCCGGATAATGCACCAAATTTAAATAAACATTCCAGTCCTTTTGAAAGAATTCAACAACTTCAGGGATATAATATACGTTTAATGCACTTATAGTATGACAAACATCAAAGTATAAATTGGGCCTATCTTTAGACCATTCCTTAGCCTTCTGCATATTTGCATATACTTCGTCCCATTTTGCAGGATGTCTCATAAACTCAAATCTTTCACCAATACCGTCTATACTAAATCCTATACTCACAAATTTAAAATTTTCTAATAACGGAAGAAGCTCTTCAGGCCATTGAGTTCCGTTTGTATTATAGTGTAGGCTCATGTTTTTTGCCCACCCGTTCTTAACACAGGTTCTTATAAATTCCCATTGCTGTTTAATCAGCCAAGGCTCACCGCCGTAGAAATCCACAACTACAATGCCTTCTCCAATTTTATCTAGATTAGCCCATAAAGGGCTTTCTTTTTCCCAGCTGTCGTTATAATTTTTTGAATTAATTAAGAATGTTTTATAATCAGTTTTTACTTTATCAACTTTAGTTTCGTAAAATTCTTTAAGCCATTGACTGCTGCTATAGGGATGACAGGTACGACATTTGATATTACAAGTATTACCCATGTTAAGCTCTAGTGTTTTAATACCGTCGCCTTCTTTAAAATCAAACTTTTTATTATCTCTAATACGTTTGCTATCACGGCCCGCATCTTCTTCATTCCAGCATTTAGAACAACTGGGGTGCCTTTTTCCTTGACGAAAATATTCACGAACTTCGTTCATCCATGGCTCTGTCCATAAATCTTCTAGAGATTTATCTAATACTCTTCCTCGAGTTTGACCATCTATCATGCAACAGTGTTTTACTGTGCCAGTAGAGTTAACGCTAAGATTATGTGATGCGTTAACGCAATAAAACTCATTTTCCATAATTTAGATATTCCTGTTTGCACATTTCCATAAATTCGTGATACTCTGGAAATAGCGTGTAAAAGTCTGTAGAGTTTCGTTTATCAGTTTCGTTAAAGAAAACATAAAAATCTCTACGACCCTTTTTAATTTTTTCTGGATCGACTGGATTCTGTCTCATATAGTCAACTACACGTTTAAAAACTTCATACTCGATTTCATTAAATCCGGTTTGATTTCCATCTTTTATAAAGTTAGACTTGATAAATTCTAGATTGTCATCCATATACTTATTAAAACTTTCTGGCAGGATGTTTATCATCCAGTGCGGAGGTTCCTTTAAGTAAGGAGTGTCGAACTGAACACGCTGATGCCACGCTGTTCCTGGAAAGTCTTTTCTAAGTTCTAGGATCTTTTCTAATAGTGTTCTAAAATTTGCAACTGTAAGTACATTAAATGTAATCATAAAACTAATGTCTTGTTTTGGCAAATTATCTAGGTAGTAGCGCAGATTCTTTTCCCATAGAACAACATCTAAATTTGTTCTAATATATTCTGCCTGTGGACCCCAAGTATCAATACTAGTATATAATTTAAAACCTTTGATAGCTTTCTTTTCTAACAATACTTTAACATGGTCTACTAATTTCTGTACCAAACGATGTGTAATGCCTAGGTTGCTGTTAACATGGATTTCTAGATTAGGTTCCGGATCGTTTTCCAACATTTCTAACAATTTAAATGTGTTAGGATTCATCAGCGGTTCACCGCCGGTAATTCTAAACACACGTAGATCTTTCTTTAGACTTGGCCACCATTCCCAGAAAGCATCTACATAAGGATTAGGGTCGTCCTTGTTGAAGAAGTCGCTATGCTCTAAAAATTCAATACCATATTGGTTGTAAGTTAGATCGTAATTGCCGTGCCTTTTAATTTCTTCCATCCACGAACTAGATGCTTGTGGACAGCAATACCCGCAGCGGAAATTACAGCCGTTTCCAAAACTAACTTCTAGGTGTCTGGGATTCCAATTGGTTTCCCAGCCTTGTTTAATGATATCTTCGAAGGTATCACTTATGTAGTTAGAGCTGTGTTTCATGCGATCACTAATATGATCACCTTCTAGGTCTTCAATATTCCAGCAGTAGTAGCACTCTTCTGGACGACCCCCTTCCATCATTAACTTACGCTGTAGTTTTTTCCATGGTGTATTATGTAATGCACTGGGATTGTCTTTTAATAGGTCTTTATCAATTTTATGAGGACGAGGGTGATAGCAACTATGATTGTCGCCCATATGGAGATATAGTGTTTCCATATTCCATTTTGCTAGACAAAATCCCTTGCCTACTGTGTTTAACTTATCACGTGTTTCGTGGATAATTTCTATATATTTTTTCATTTAATGTTCCTGTACCATTCTGCTAATTGTGGAAAGGTTTCAACAAAATTCTGTTGTCTTCTTTTATCGTGCTCTGTAAAAAACTCTTTTAGATCGCTAGCATGATGATTTATGTCTGATGCATTATACTTATTATCTTCAATCATCTTGATATTTCGTTCTACTTTATCTAATTCAAAAGGTTTAAACCCTGTAAACGTATTGTTGTATGCAACAATATTAGTCTGCGTAGACATCCATTGTTGTATAGATTTTAATTCAGCTATCTGTTCATCGGATGCATTAAACACACTTAACCATTTAGGACTGCGTAATAGTGGAATATCAAACCATACCCTTTGAAATGGTTCGTCTATTGTTTGTTTATCTTTAGAAAATTCGTCTCGAAGATCTAATATAAATTCTAAATAATTTTTGAATTTTGGAATACTTAACAAATTAAATGTGTTGATAAAACTAACACTGGTATTTTTAGTTTCTTTTAAAAATTTATAGACATTCTTTTTTAGTGTTTCAAATACCAAGCCGTTTCTAAGATATTCTGCATGTTCATTAACACTATCTAAACTGACATACAAAATAAAATGTTTGCAGGCTTTATCTTGATATTTGTACAAATAGGTAAAACTACCATCTTCGAGTGCATGTCCAATTTCTGGAAATGTCTGAGGTATATCTTTTCTTTCTATACTAGGCAACGGATTATTATGATAGGTTTTTTCTTCTGCACCTATTACAAAGTGCGGCCATGTTTGCCACTCCGAACCATCTTTAGGATCGGGAACATAACATTCTACATCATAATTAACTGAGTCTAATAGTTTGACTTTTTCTAAAAATTTATCAAATATATCCTGTCTAGGAGGACACATATTACTGGTTATGCCTAGCTCTAAATTTTTATTCGGATGACTGTAAACATAGTCTAGTATTTTAAATGTATTAGCATCTAATAAAGGCTCGCCACCAGTCATTCTAAACACTTCTAGGTCTTTGTATATCTTAGGCCACCACTGCCAAAATGCCTGTACATAAGGATTGTTTTTATTAGACTCATCAATGGGCATTAGGCCTATGTTCTTTAGTGTGATAATATCGTTATGTGCCTGACCGTTTATTTTATACGGGCCAAACTTTTTAACTTCATTCTCCCACTCGCTGCTAAGATGAGGACTGCAATAGGCACATTTAAAATTACAAGTTTGATTAAAATTAACTTCTACATAAGTAGGAACAACATTAAAATCAAACGGTTGTTTTGCAATTTCAATTATTTTATTTTTAGCCCAGTGTTCACTACTTCGATAATATCTATCACTGACATGACCGGCATCTTCAATTTTCCAACAATAGTCGCAGCCAGCAGGACGTTGTCCCTCGAGCATTAATTTACGCTCTTGAAATTTCTGAGTGGTATTGTGTAATGCCGCCGGATTATCTGCAAGTTGATTAACATCAATTGAGTGAGTCGGCGGATGATAACAGCTATGGGTCTTGCCGTTTGTAAGATGAAGACTAACCTGCAGCCATTTTGCAGCACAGAAGGTGGGGCTAACTGCATCTATTAACTGTTTAGATGAGTCAAAATCCTTGACATAAAAAGTATTTTTCTTTTCTGCCACATTCTTATTTAAAAAAGTCATTGGATTGATTTTGAATATCTTTCTTCAGTCTATCGACATCAATTTTAAAATCAATCTTTTTTATGTCTTCTTTATACTCAGCAAAAGTTTCTACTAGTTTATTAGCAATAATATCACTATGACTATTAGATAATTGTTCTTTAATATTGATCTCCCATATTCTACCGTTGCCGAATTCCAACCTAATTGTTTCTAGGTAGTGAACCGGCATGGTATTCATGTAAAGATCTTCAAACACCTCTGGCCATTCTTGTATAAGATGCCTTGGCGGTTTAAACAAAGGTTTAGGCACTTTCAGCTTCTTTGGCCTTTGCCGCTTTCTTTGCTGGCGGATCTAAATCGTCTGCTTCTTTACGTAGACGTGCAGCTTCTTTGTACATTGCATCTGCTTGACTACGATAGCTTTTGGCAATGTCTTTATCCGTTAGTGCTTCGTTAGATGATGCCTTAAGCGGTGCTGCTTTCTCTGATTGTTGTGGTGAAAGATCTTTAACTTTGACTAACTCTTCAGGTTGATCTTTTGGAGCCCCTGCCACAAATGTGCATAGGTCATCAACAGCACAATTTTTTTGTTCAGCAATCAATCCATTAAGTTGATGCAACGGAATCTCACTACCTGGGAACTGGCTCATAATAACATCGTCAGTTGGCACTTTAGCCAGTCGCCCGTCTGCTCTTAGAGCCTGCAACATTGGACGACCGTCAGCAAATGATCTAGTAAACAATATTTCACCAAATTCAAATGCAGCTTG